GTGATGTATAATTTTCTAGAAATTCATCAACAATAAAACTTATTTCAAGATTATCATAAGTTAGTTTATCACCCATAATTGGAATGTCTTTGAATGGTGTAGGGAAAATAGCTTCTCCCATATTAATGCCAGGAATAGTTGCAGCAGTAGTAAAAAACTCAACCTTCGGTAATTGGTGTATACCAAAACGGAATTGGGTTGGACTAAGATAATCTAACTTATCTGGTTGTCTATCTAGTGCAGTTGTCATATAACTATTTATAAAGAAAAAAAGGGGAGAGCCGAAGCCCTCCCCAAGTTTATAGTTAAGTTTCTTATTGTAACAATCTTACATAAGGTTACTAACTTTAACCCGACGATAGTAAGAATTAACATTAGCTGTAAGTGCGATTGTAGCAGCAGTATTTGCAGCTTCGGCACCAGCAACGGCGTATGGGTTAGCAGCCATACCATAACGGGTCTTGAACCCGATTTTTGGTTGGAAGCTGTTCTCACCAACCGCACGAACCATTTGCAATGGAACATATGGGCAGTAGAACATACCAGCGTCATAAGGTGATGTGCCCTTATATCCAACAACATAATACTGACTTGCAGCAACATTGGCTGAATATGGATCAACATAAACCTTGTAACGACCATTCATCACACCAGCAAATGTGGTCTGTGTATCATCAACATTAAGGTTGTTGTTGAGAGCAGGAGTGTAATCAAGAACACCAGCCATTTGAAGTGCAGAAGCAACATCAGCTGAACAGATGACCATATTACCCTTACCACGACGAGTCTGTTGACCAATCGCATTGGCATCACGCTCAATCTGGAACATCAAACCCTTGAACTTCTCAACTGACCAACGACCATTTGAGTCGGTGTCAAGATCGAAGATACCAGCAGTTGTTGTATTGATCTGTGCGCCAGGTCTAGCAGTCTTGTAGATAGAACGAACAACCTCACGGTTGATTTCTGCAAGAATTTCTGTCGAAAGAATGTTAGCAAGCTCTGTCTCGGCATCCAAACCGTGGATTGCTTTGAGGTCTTGAGCAAGTTCCATTGAATACTCGGCTTTCAATGCACGGGAAACTGCCGTAACAGTTGAACTGTCGATTGAGAATGACATCTCAGCAAAAGCGTTTGTTCCACTATCGCCAAGTGCTTCACCTTGTGCTGTTGTCATACCAGTTGCGAATGTGTAAGTACCAGCAGTAGGACTGTCGTTAAGAACGGCAGGATTGCTTTCACTTGCACCAATATCACCACCACCGATTGTACCAGCAGCGTTCTGGTTCGAGAAGTCACCAGAGAAACCGTTAGCAACTGCGCCGGTTGTCTCATCAACCAATGCTTCTTCACCATCCATTGATAGATGACGGGCACGCATTGCAAAGATAAGTCCTGTTGGACCTGTCATTGGCTGAACGCCACAAACATCATATGCGATGAGGTTTGGCATTGCACGGCGAACTAGTGAGATCAAAATTGGGTCCCAATTTGCTACACCGGCAGTATTACCTGTAGGAACAGATTCGTTAAGGAATGCTGAATCTTCTCTTAGAGCTTTTTCTTGGTTCTCAAGAATTACAGTGGTAACCGCCCGACGATACGAATCTTCAATATTTGGAAGATCAGGATGTTGGAGGACCGGCGACCACTTTTCTTGTAGATGTTCTGTTTGAAACATTTGTTTCTCCTTTTAATATTTATTTCATCTATTTATTATGTTTATAATCTAAACAGCGCCCTTGATACGTTTCTCTGTACGACCAATAGCAGACATATACGCCTTCATTGCGTCAGTCGTATCAATGTCCTGTACGGCACTACCATAGTTTTCATCATCATTTTCATAAGTCTCAACTAAGCCAGTCTTTGGGAAATAACTTTCCTTTAGAGTGTCCAATTTTTCACGGAAAATATCTTGGTTCTTGAAATCAACCTCTTCCGTTAGTGACTTAAACTTTTCAAATTGTGTGTCAGTCAAATCAGAAGCAACTTCTAAAATAACCTGTTCCCGAACTAGCTTAGAGTTAGTAGAATTCATTTGGACATTAGATTCCATAGTTGAATTCAATTGCTCTTCTAACTCGGCAATCTTGTCAGATTGTGCTTCCAGAACGTCATATCTTTCGTCTGGAACATCAATGTAATGATCTTCAAATAATTGTTTCAAACCAGAAATAAAGTCTTCAGCAATCTCACCCTTTAGTCCACGCTCAATTGCCAACTCGTTTTCTTTCATCCATTCCTCAACAACATAATCGAGGTATTGATCTACTTTTTCTGCGAGAGTATCCTTATACTCATCAAGTTCTACTGACATAGCAATTTTTTGCTCTTCAGTAATTCTTTTTAACTCCTCACGGGTCTTAGATTTAACTGCGGCCTCAAAAATTGTTGCAGCCTTCTCTTTAAACTCTTCAGATAGGTCTTCCCCAGCGACAAGAGCTTGAACATCAGCAGTAATGTCGATGTTTTGAATATGAGATTCTAGAACTTCCTCATCAACTTCTTCATGAGCTCCCATTTTCATGTAAGTTGCATGAAGGTCTTCTTTACTCATTCCTGCCATCTCTTTATGCATAGCAGCCATAAGGTCTTTTTTGGACATTTCTTCCATTTCTTCATCTTCTTCCATCTCGTCATCCTCTTCCTTAACTGCTTCCATCTTAGCAGATGCATCAGATGGTTTTGATTTAGGATCAGATGCTTTCTTAGCAGCTGCTGAAGCTTTCTTACCAATTTCTTTGGCATCACCAAGGTCATCGGCTTCGTTTTTCTTATCGTCTTTCTCTGCTGGAATACCAGAATCATCAGGTTGACTTGCTTCTTCAAGTTCAGCAAGAACTTCTGCTTCTAGCTCCTCAATCGTTTGGTCTAATTCAGACATAGGAAGTCTCCTTTTTATATTAAATATATTTATAAATTATAATTTCTTGAGGAACTTAGCAAAAGCTAACGCCGATTCATTTGCTTGTCTTTGACGCTTCTTAACATCAAAACTCTTTTTTACCTCTGCAACATGAGCTTCGATCAACGAACCATGATTCCAAACCCATTCTTTCCCTTCCATAATTCCTTGTACAAATGCACTAGGAGCAGACGGGTCAGCAACAATATCTGCTGCAGCTGCAAGGTAAAAGTCATTTCTCACATACTTGGCACCGTCCCTCTCGTCCAAGCTTCCCATACCTCTCGATGATACTCCCAATTTTGTTCCCTCGTCCATCAAAGTTTTGACGATTTTTCCCATTGGAGTATCTAATATTCGAGCTTCACCCATAATATTCTTGCCTTCTGGATATAACTCCGTAACAAGATGTGAAACTCTTTCTAAATTTACAGTGGGACCATCTGGGTGGCCTAACTCACCATATGCTCTTTTTTCAGTTACAAATTTTTTATTGTAATTTGAAACTTCCTTTGAGAGTATTTCCATAGGATACACTCTTCCATTACGGTTCTTGATATCCCCTTGCATGAAAATACCACGAATCTTGTAATCTTTTTTACCGTTTTCTTTTTCTTCGCAGATATACTCTACATTTTCAATTGCTTCTGAAATTAGTTTTATATTCATGCGCCCGGATGTCCTTGTGCAATTTCTTCAACATAAACAGCGCCATCGGCGCTGGCAGTTTCATTGATTACTGAAATACGAAATTCAGTTTCGGCTCTATCATAAAGAACAAAACCGGGAGTATCTACTGTTCCAGATTCTAACAATAATCCATTAGCACCGGGATCAGATGTTCCATCATCATCGAATATTGCTACAGGAACTTCAGAAGCAAATCTTAGTGCCCGTTCTACATCAGGAACTACTGTTGTTGAAGTTCCTGCTTTTAAGTAAAATGCATTTGAAGAGGTTGCAACAGGATAATCATCTGAAATAAGAAAAAGGACATCTTGGCCGCCAAACTCTGTTACTCTAAATGAGGAAGAGGGGGATAATTTGCCAAGATTAGCTTCATGCGCTGCATCATCGGCAAGTTGTGTTGCGGCGACAGTCCCAGCAACTCTTAGTGTTTTAAATGACATACCCTACTCCTATGTTGCTAACATTTCTTTTTCAAAGTATCGCATAAGTTCTTTTTCGGTAACACCAAACTTTTTTGATACTTCTCTTATAGTTTTCTCAAAAGTATTTAGGAAATCTGAAGGTTTAGAATCCATGATTTTGAAGATAGAATCAATAGCATCTCGCATTTTAGGAGACAATTTCTTATATTCTATTGATTTCTTGTGTTCATCTTTCTCAAAAACTGTTGTTTGATAAAGATCATTAATCTTCTTCATTACTATCCTTCTTACCAATAAAGGTATTAGCTAATTCTTTTCGTCTTGTTTCTAAGGAACTCCCCACTTTATCAATCATAGTGTTACTAAAATGCGCTTCAGTTCCTAAATTATCACCTGATGATATACTATCAATAATTTCTCTTGTCATGATTATTTCTCCTCATCTTCTACTTCTTGACCATCGTATTTTGCAACATCATCTGGTGGGATTGGATTTCCATCTTGTGATGGGTATCTTGTAATACCATCTGTACTTTGTGGAACATCAACACCACCGTCTTCTGGATCAAGCCCAGATTCTTTCTTTATCTGATCTTGCATATTTTCAATTTCATTGTCTGTCATACGCAGCACTTTCTTCATTACATATTCTTTACTGAAGAATGTACCGATATATGCTTCTACAGTTCCCAAGTTATTCATTCTTGATTCTAAAAGTTCTGCATCTTTTAATTCTGTAAAGTGCCCATCTGCTAAGAAATCATATTGAATATGTTCTTGCATAAAACGCCAATCATCTGGTGATATAACACCCTTCAATAAAAGTTGCGTTTTTAGAATGTCAGTAAATAATGGAACAAACTTCTTTCTTATTCTTTGAACAAACTTTGTAAATTTTAGCTCATCTCTAGTAATTTCATTTGAACGACCTAAACTAAATTGTGACTCTGCTTCCAAACGAGAGATTGGTACATTCAAAGACCTAAACAACTTTCTCTGGAAATAAATGATATCATCAATCTCACCAAGATTTGATCCACCGGGCAGTGTTGTAATCTCTGTACCCCTACCGCCTTCTCGACGAGGGAGCCAGAAATCTTCCAACATACTCATATGATTTCTGTCGTCACGAATCTCACCAGTCGATGCATCATATACTAACTTGTTACGATAACGATTCATAACATCTTTAAGATATTGTTCTGCCTTTACCTTTGGTAGATTGCCGACATCAATATAGAATATTCTGCGTTCTGGTGCCCGTGAAATACGATAGATGACAAGAGAGTCTTCAATCATTCTCAATTGATTAACAGGTTTAATAGCTTTATGTAAATATGAAAGAACTCTACCAGAATTTCCATCAACTAAACCAGATGGTACATAAGTGATAGCATCTGGAGTTATTCTAATTCCTTGATTAGAACCTAATCCAGCATTAGAACCACCAAGGCCTTTATCATTGAAGATAAAAAATTCATCAACCTTCTTTACTTTATCTACACCAGTTTTCTGATCTGGTTCTTTTTCTACTTGGCGAACTTTTTTAATTTTGGTTGGATCAATATATCGAACTTCTAAAACACCCTCTTTAGGATTGGAAGTATTGATAATTTTATGAAAGTAAATTCTTCCATCAACATACCATCTACGAAATAGATCGTGACCTCTCTCTTCAAACTTTAAAAGCCTTAGAACTTCTTCAAATTCTTCTCTAATTCTTTTTTTGATTTTATCGGAGTAATCAAGATTGTCTAAGACAACTTGTACAGAAATATCACTTTCATTAGACACAATACCTTCATTGACAATATCTTCAATTGCAGTATCACATTCTGATTGCTGTGCAATATCACGATACCGTCGAATTAAATCTATATCTGTTTTTTCTTTTCCATCAGTATCCAATAACGAACTTGCAAAGCCTCCACCGGCAATGTCTATTGTTCCATCATCAGAAGAAGGACTTGTAAAAGATACAACGTCCTTCTCTGTTTTACTGATCTTATATCCAAACAATTCAGCCATAATAACTCCTACTAATTCTTACCTATATTTAGTAGGTCAAGAATTAGAAGTTTACGCCAGAAGCTTCAAAGTGTTGATATCTCCAAGTAACTTCAAATTCTTCAATAGCGTCTGCATTTTCAGATGTCAATTCAATTGCTGCAACAGTTGTGGGCCACGCATTTCTAAATATGTAAGTTTTTAGAATTGTATCATCCCTATCTAATTGCTCGACCTGTAAATCCGTTTGATAATCAGCTAGATTAACAACACCTGTTGCTTCAGCAAGATCATTAATTCCGTTCATCCACAACTCCATAGAATTACGAATACCAAAGTCAGTATCATTCATAAATGTTGTTGTCCAAGGATCATCAAAAGTCCTGTCGCCTGCAATATAAATTTGTCGCCCTCTAAATGGAATTGCAATTTCACCTAAAGTTTGTGCTGGTAGA